TCGTAATTTTTTAATTCAGAATATTCATGTGGTTTTGTTTTTACATGTTTTCCAATCATACAACTTTCTATTAAATCATCCGTTGTTGGTTTATCATCGTAAATCCCAATCCAATTTGTATTTTTTAATTTATCAAAAATTAATTTATTATTTGTAAAATAATAACATTTATATTTTAAAGATGGCAATTCTGGTATCATAAATGCAGGATTATTGTTGCTTCCATAAAAATAACAATAAAATGCTAAATTATAATTTTCCACTTTATTTTTATGTAAATAAAATACATGTTCAATTCCATAACCTGTAGAAGTATTAATGGTTAATAAATTATGTGTTATATTATATTTTTCAAAAATTTGTAATAACTCATTTTTATCAAACGATAAATCTGGTACATCAACCCCATGTTTTAAATTATGCGCAATTTCAATTGTTGTTTCGTTAAATGGTGTAAATAATATTAAACACATTTGTTTATTAAAAGATTTACATGCATTTTCTAACATTGTTTTCCATTCATAATTATGTTCCAACACATGTCTCATATATATACCATCTACATTAGACGTATATGTTAATAAATCAGTTTTGATATCTGAAAATGGAGTGTTACTACCATCTATACCTATATATTTTTGGTTATTATTTAAAAAAAAACGTTTAAATCCTCCAGCCCCACATCCCCAATCTTCAACAGTATTACAATTTTGTAAAAAATGATAACCTAATTCATATGTCACAGTATCTGAATATCTAAAACTTCCAATTTTTGTTAAATTTTTATACCAATCATTCCACTTATCCATTATTATACTGAATAATTATATTTAAATATATTTGAAAATTTATTTTATATAAATTCACTGAAAATAAGTTGTTTGATTTCCTTGTTTTTCAATAATGTTTCTTTCTTTTCAAATGCATCGGCATCTAAATCTTTATATTGTTCTAAATCAGATTCATATTTTTCTTTATTAAATCCAGGAATCTTATCCAATATAAGAGAAAATACTTGTTGTAATGGTTTCATCAATTGATTGGTAATGTAATATTTGTAATCTGGTGTCAACTTGTGTTCTTTTATAAATTCAGGAGTTTCAATCTTATCTCCTTGTAGTTCTTTGACACCTTTGGTTGGTTTCGTTTTAACAAACAAATACCGCATGCGATTCCCTGGTTTTGGTTTATTACCAGGGTCACGTTTACCTATACGATTCGCTAATACATTGTGTGCAATAGAATTTGGATTTTTATATCCAGACCTTAATGATTTAGTAATAATTAGTTTTTCTACTTGTATTTGTCCATTGATTAATTTTTCCATATAATTTTTGGTAAATGCAATTGCCTTTGGAATGTTTTGTTCTTGCATTAAAATATCAATAGTTCCGCCATATACATCTTTCAATAAATCGCAATTATCACGTCGTTTCAATACGTTTCCCATGTTTTTACGATAGCAATCTTCGGTATTTTCTTCATAATAATCTCCAATATATCTCTTTTTATTGAAAAGTACAAAGGGTAAAATTGCTTTTTCAAAAGCCAATTTATGTGGTTCGGGCAACATAGACGTTGCCAAATTTCCACTTTCAATGGCTAATTCCATACCAATAGCAAGCGATTCTTTCCCTAATAATTTTCGCCCATCTTTAGTGATTTGAAGTTTGTAAAATACAGAGTCTGTATCTCCATAAACATATTCAGATTTTACCATTACTTTTCCAAATGATGTATCGCATTCACGATTGTCGTATACATTTTCAATCAATGCTTTTGCAAAAATGAGTAATTCTCTTCCACCAGCAGTACATGATGCAGCCACATATTTATTATAAAACATACTTGTGGGCGCACCACATTGTCCGTAAATGGAATTAGCTGTAATTTTGAGTGCATTTTGTCGTTTATTAAAAATTTGTTTCATGAATGGGTCGGATTCTTTTTCCATTAATTTTTTAGTATCTTTTCTAGCTTTCAATAATCCTTCCAATACGTATGGAATCATTGCTTTTTTATTATCTGGAAAATGGGCAAATCTACACACCATATATCCTGATTTTACTTTTACGGCAGCAGATTTTGGTGTTTTACGAACATATTTATATGTATCGGATGTAACATCTTGATAGGTAAATCCAGGTAAATTATCATATACATAGACACCATTCTTTTTAACACCAATTTCTTCAATCAAAATATCGTGTAAATTATATACTTTTACAGATTGTAGACTATCCATAGACATGTTCCCTGCAATAATCGTAGACGGATAAAGTGAATTGTAATCATTGACATACACTGGTTCTTCAAAATAAAACCCGCATTTAGGTGGAAGAACCACTGCACCTTCATACCCTTCGTTAAAATCGGGTTTTTCAAGAACAGGCATTAAAATATTGTTTTCTCTGCATTTTTTTGCAATCAAACTAGCTGTTTTAATGCCTTGGCCACGCATGACAATAAATTCAACGGGTACACTGCAAATAGATGCCATTTCTACTAATTCAGTCAATAAATCTATTTTTTGAAATAGGCGATGGACAAGGTTACAATCCTGTATACAGTATTTTGCAATAATAGCACGGTCATCGTCTGACCCTTTATAAAAGTTAAAAATGTCATGATGGTCAACGTCATCTTTAGCCAAACACCAACGAACATTTTTCTTTAAATCTGGCATAATAAGACCTTCTACTGTAAAATATCCTTTCCCCAATTCCATGACTTTAAATTTTTTGCCATTTTTGTAGTAATCACTAGAATGTGATACTTCTTCAAACATGACATAGTTAAATTGTTCCAATCCTTGTAAATTTTTACTAAATATTTGTGTTATGTTTTTATTTTCATCATGTTCTATTTTATATACACTGTCGCCAATAAATTCAGCAGATACGTTATTGAGTGTATACGAACTCAAATTATAATTTCTACGAAACTCAGTGTATAAATCAATTTGTAGTCGCCCAGGCATTTTAATATAGTTCAAATTATATTCGCCGCTTGCCAAAAATACTGTATTTTCTTCAATTTTCCATACATCATTTTCATATTTACCGCATGTTTCATTTGTACAAGATAATTGTAAAAATTCTTCTACACAATTGGTTTCAATGGCACGATGAAACATAAATTTGTAATCAAAACCAAATGTATTGTATCCAATTAAAATGTTTGGATTTTCACGTTGGATTAGATTTTTCCAAGCAACTAGAACTTCAGCTTCAGTGGAATAACATTCAAGTACTACATTATCTACTGGCGAACAAGTGCCCAACACAATACAATGATTTAAATACGGTTTGCTTTCACCATAGCGAACGAATGTTGTTCCAATATAAGTAACTTGGTCTCCTTTAATTTTTGGAAAAATGGAATTTAATCCTTTTTGAAGTTCATTAATTTTAGAATCTTTATCAAACTCTTTATCTTGTAACATTTCCAATACGGTAGATTCTTGGTCATATTCTTTAATTCTTTTTTCAACTTCGGCTTCATTATCAGAATCGTCACCTCCGTGGTCCAAATCAACATGGAGTTCTACCGATTCTGTTGGAACATAGTTTCGCAATGGTTGTTTAATCCATTTTTGAAACATAACATTTGCTTGGTCTAAAGTGATTTGCCGTTTTGTATAGACAATATCTATATCGTGTATGGTTTCAAACCCGAATGCAGCATGAATACATTTTTGTAATGTGGTTTGTATATCTTTTTTCTCTACATCTTGAAAATAGTCTACAATTTGTTGGGCTAGTTTTTTATAATCTTTAATTGGCATTGGAAAATCACCATGGCTACTATTGGCTTCAATATCAAAACTAGCAATACCATAAGGAACAATAGTTTCTTTAGTCAATGGTTCAATATCTTTAGCACTTACATTAAATTCATAGGTGCAAGTTGTATTTTTAGGAGAAATTTCAGTATAATTAGATACTTGAATCCAACCAGATGGACTTATGTTTTTGATATGAAAATACCGTAACAAGGGAGGAATATTGGATTCATACAATTGAATATAATGTCCTTTGAAATTATATCCTTCTTTTTTCAAAACCCATGCAAACCCGGGTTTTTTATTAAATTTAGAAGGTGTATTAGATTGAATTTCGTGATACCATAAATTTTTTACACGATGAAAACAAGAAAGACTTTTGAATTTTAAACAAATAAATTTGTATTCGCGTAATCCATCAAACCCGTCAAATTTACGGCGGTTGATTAACATACAATCTAAGATACATTCTGACATATAAGGTCCGATTTTTGATTTGATATGTTCTAACAATATATTTTTATCGGCTTTTGTATACCAATCAGGAACTTTACAATAAAAACATGGTTTGTAATCTGATATTTCAATACAAAATGATTCTCCTTTTTCATTCATACCAAACATGTTAATAATAAATTGGTCATCCAATGATTTAGTTTGGAAATCAAGCAATTTTAGTTGCATAGTATTATAGTATTAGTATACTATTTTATTTACATCAATTTTAATATTGTAATAATATATGAATTCGTTGTTTAGCGTTTTACCTAAAGAAAATTGTCTCTTCTTTTATTTAATTTCAGTATTTTCGTTCATTATAGCTATTGGAAGTCTTATAGTTGGACTTATGTCTACTAAAACGAAGTGGAAAGTCGTTGTATTAAGTTCACTTGGACCATTTATTATGTATTATTTTTACCGTTTGTTATATTCTATGTGCGAAGGATCCTTACATTGAATTTCTTAATTTAAGGTATGAATAAAGAAATTAAAATTAATCCAGATTTATTTAGAACATCAAAACCAAAAACATTAAAGAAGCCAACATTATCTGGAAGTGAAATAAAAAAAGCATTGTTAGAATCTATTCAACCCAAATTAGACCCCATTTTAAATGCAGTACAAGATGTAGAAATTATACAAAATCCAATTAAAATAACAACGATAGAAAATGAACCTGTTGCTGTAGAACAAGTAAGTGAACACATGGAAGGAGATGTTTTAGTAAAAACTGAAATTAAACAAGATATACCTTATGGGTGTTTAAAACAAGGTAAAAAACCTACTTTTAAACAATGGAATACAAAACCGCAACCAATAATAACAACAAGGTCGGTGAAACGTTTTTCCTCCTTTGGAAAAGTTCCGAATCGGAGAACAATTCGGGTTCTTATCAAAAATACAACAATGCAGAATAAAATAGAAAAAGAAATAAAAACGTTGCATACCCATTCTATGGAAAAAATACGTGACTATTTATTAAAACGAGGATTATATAAAATAGGTTCAAATGCACCTGATGATTTATTAAGAAAAATATACGAAGAATCCTATACAACAGGAAATGTTGAAAATAAAAATTCAGAATTATTATTACATAATTTTTTACAGATTAAGGAAAATTGATTTAATTATATAAAAGTATATATTAATATAATGACGACTATGAAATTTTGCCCTGTATGTAGCAATCTTTTTCGCTTGAAAGTAGATACAGACCAAACACTTCAACATCATTGTATTAAATGCGGGACAGTAGAAGCTATTACAGATAATTGTGTAATATCTACTACTTATTGCAACCAACCACGTCAGAATATTCAGAATAATATTAACAAATATACCAAACATGACCCAACATTACCTCGTATTAAGTTCTTACAATGTCCCAATGAAAAATGCAAAAACCATGCCGATAATGATGACCGTGAAATTATTTATGTTAGATATGATAATGTTCAATTAAAATATATTTATATTTGTCCAGAATGTGATACAATTTGGGAATCTGATAAAAATTGATATAAAAATTATAATACATAAATTAATATATGAGTGACGAAGAAGAAGAAATTATTCCTGATATTGCAGATGCGGATGCAGAATCAGAAGAAGAAATTATATCCGATGAAGAAGATTTAAATAGTTTAGAAGAAAATGAAGAATTAGAAGAGGAGGACGAAGATGAAGAAGCAGCTCCTACTAAAATAACGAATCCATGTGAACACTTTGCCGAAGAAAATTATAAAAAGTTTTCAACTGAAATCAACCGCGATTTGATTATTAATTTACATCCACGCGAAAAATCAATTAACAATGATGAAGTAAAAAAGTTATGTAATATAAACCGTAATAAAGATGGAATTATTCATGATCCATTGCATACAAGCATTCCTATTTTAACTAAATTTGAATATACACGTATATTGGGGTTGCGTGCTACACAAATTGAAAATAATGCTCCTTTATTCATTGAAGTAGACGATTCTATTATAGATAGTTATATTATTGCTCGCAAAGAACTAGAAGCAAAAAAATTACCATTTATTATTTGTCGCCCATTACCAGGAGGTAAAATGGAATATTGGGATATCAATGACCTTGAAAACTTGAATAGTTAAATTATTATATTTTTTTACGGCATAATTTATACGTATCCGGTTTTGCAATCATAACAAAATCATTATTAGATTGTATCAATTCGGGATAAATAGAGCATAATGGTTTATTCACTACTAATAATATTTTGTCGGTTCGTAAACTAGACCTATATTCTTGAATAGATAATGTTCCACCAAATTTAGACAACAAATAGTGTGGAGGCGGAGCAGGAATAAAATTTTTGGTATAATTATAAACAGTACCATAAATATAATTTAACAAATAATACCGTTCAAACAAGGTAGAATCATCCAATTTTTCTTTGAATAAATAAGCAGCTGCGCATTCAGGACAACAAAATGATCCATATACCTGATATGTATCATTTATTTTACATTTAGGAATATGAACTGGGTGATTATCATAACTATACGTGCACCAAAAACAATCTGTTTTGGATATATTCAAATCATTTGTATGTAATTTAATAGCTAAATTTTTAATTTTTTGGGATACAGTTAAATTTGTATCTTCATGTATAATTTCTTCATTATTTTGCAATATATAAGGTTCTATATCAACCATGGATGGCGTAACACTAATATCATGCAATGAACATTTTAAATGCAATATAATATTTTGAGATACAATTTGTATATTTTCAATAATTTGTTTATTATCAATAATTTTTCCGCCTTTTGGTTTTCGTCCTCGTTTTTTAATTTCTTTTTTGTCTGTATCCATGATATTTGATAAATAAAACTGTCTAAATATATTTATAAATTGATTTTTTGACTAGTTGAGTTATTAAATATTTTCCTATCTTTGAATACAGGAGTTTTAGAAACAGTTGTAGCATCTGCAAATAATCCTGGAAAAGGCTGACTATCATGTGTGCTAGGTATTTTGGGTTTTGTATACAATGAACTTTTACTAGAAGGAATATAATTTTTTTCTAATTTTAATTGTGTATCAATATCAATATTATCGGCAAATCCACTCCAAGGTGCACTAGATGCAGGTAAATAATCAGTATTAACATTATAGGATTTATTATATATAATATCTACCGAGGATGGGTTATGAATATCTACGATAGGGAGAGTTGTATATTTGGTAGGAACAGGTCTGGGTGAAAAATAAAAAGCAGGTGTAGTTGCTACATTGCGTTGTTGTATACGTTGATTCAATTCTTCAGTTCTATCCATAATATACTATATTTTTTTTATTTAAAATGATATTGAATTAATTAATTAAATGGGAATTCCTAGTTATTTTCATCAAATCATTAAACGGCATAAACATATTGTAACTCCTTATACTCCTACCAAAATAGATAATTTATATTTTGATAGTAATTCTATTATTTATGATGCAGTTCAATCGTTAGGAAAAGAAAAACGTCCTAAACAAGAATTTGATAATCAAATTATTTCTTATGTTTGTAACAAATTACTTTCAACTATAGAAATGATTCAACCTAGTCGTGTGTTTATTGCATTTGATGGTGTTCCACCCATGGCTAAAATGAAACAACAACGAGAACGGCGATACAAGAGTTGGTTAGTTGGAGAATGGTTAAAACAAGAAAAACTATGGGATACAGTTCAAATTACGCCAGGAACACCATTTATGTTGCGGTTAGACCAAGAATTGCAATCTTTTTTTAAACCTTATGCGTTTAACTATACGGAATTTATATTATCTACTAGTCAAGAAGTTGGAGAAGGCGAACATAAATTATTTGAATTTATCCGTAAACATCCTGAATACCATGAAACCCAAACTACTATGATATATGGATTAGATTCAGATTTAATTATGTTGTCACTTAATCATTTGCCGTATTGTAATCAGATTTTGTTATTACGAGAAGCACAAGCATTTATGATAAAAGATACTAATTTACATATATTAAATATGAATGAATTAGCTACTTGTGTTAAACAAAGTATAGGAGAAAATAGATTATATGATTATATTTTTATTACTTTATTGTTAGGAAATGATTTTATGCCGCATTTTCCTGCCTTAAATTTACGAACTACTGGTATGGATACATTATTGAATACATATACAGAAAGTATTCAACCTGGTTGTGTTATATTTGATGGGAAAAAAATTTATTGGCATCAATTTCGTATATTTATAGATGCATTAAGTAAAAAAGAAGAATCCTTATTTATGCAAGAACATGAAACACGAAACCGAAAAATGGTAAAAACTACAACTTATGAAGACCGTATTAATAATTTACCCATGTTGAAACGTGAAAAAGAATATATTATTTGCCCATCTAAACCCGATTGGCAATCTAGGTATTATTCTACTTTATTTACAAAAGAAGATTTTATTCCTGATATTTGTGTTAACTATTTGCAGATGTTGGAATGGAATATACAATATTATACCGAAGGATGTAATAATTGGACGATATATTATCCATATGCTTACCCTCCGTTATTACAAGATTTAGTCAAACATATTCCAGAACATCAAACTATAAAAAAAGATTTAACTGTAAAAACTCCCAATGAACTACTTGAATATGTGTTTCCTAATGCACATTTACATTATTTACCATTTCCATCTGTAAAAAAACCAGAACCTATTGTATTATGGTCGTATTGTACTTATATGTGGGAAGCACATTTAAAATATAATAGTTAATATATGAAATTTACTCCTACACAAGAAATAGTTTTAGCACTTATAGGTGTTGTAATTGGTGTACCGGTAATAACTTATTTTATAGTAGAACATAATAATAGATATATACCAGAGGGTCCTCATACTGCTAGAACATTTATTCTTGAAGAAGACGAATCAAGTGGCGGTAAACGCAAAAATAAATCGCGAAAATTAAGACGATAAAAATTTTTTGATATGTTTCAATATCCATGGTGAAATATCTTCGCGAGGTTGAATTTTATATGGTTTTATATGTAAATAAGTTACATTAGGGTGTAGCATCATAGGATGATATTGGTCGTCAATAAATAGAACTTTAGATGATTTAGGATAATTTGTACATTCCCAAAAATCATCTAAAGATTTAGACGCATTTTTACGTTTGGGTTCATATTTGGAAGATAAAACAATTTTATCAAATAATTCATAATTCAATGTAAAATTAAAATATAATTTAATATACTCAATCCATTGTGGGTCACCTTCATTATTGGTAAACATAGCTACTGAACAATTGGCAGGTTTATTTAATTTGATATAGTGTAGAATATTTATAATATTGGGTTGTAAAAAATGCGGGTTGATGTCTAATAAATATTTAAATACAGGAAAAGTAAGATTGTTTAATTTGACCATGGAACAACAATATTTAAAAAATGGAAAAAATGCACCCAAAGTTTCATCTACATCAAAAATAATAATTTTCATCTATATAATCTAGATGTATATTTTTAATTACATTTCTAATTTAGAGATACATATATTTTTTGTAATTGTATCTTTATCTACTGTTAAACTATTAATGATACGCGTATAAATATCTGTTTCATTCTCATTATCATACCAATTTGGATGTATAGTTTCCCATTGTTTTAAATAGGCATGTTGTAATGTAAGGGCAGATTCAGTAAGTGTATCCATTACTTTATTATCATCGTGTTCCCATACATTTTTATTTTTAATACACATTTTTTTTCGTTTTATATCTAAACAATGGATAGGACGTTTATACATTCCCAAATTATACAATTCATTACATATTAATTGTGAAATAGATTGGTTGTCATTTGTTTCTTGAATTTGTAATGAATTTATAAATTCATTCCAGTTCATTGCATCTTTGCATTTATCTTGTAGAAAAATATTTAAATTAAATTTGTTGGTTGTCATATTTTTAATTTTAGGAATTAGTTCGTTAATTTGTTTTTGTTGTAAATCAATTTGTTCTTGCTGTTTAATAATAATTTTTTTTAAATCTGTATTATCTTGTTCTAATTTTAAATGTTTTTTAGTCGCAATATGTCGCGACCAATCTCCTTTTTTTTTACACGTAAAATTGCAATTCGGACATATAAACATATTTCTATATACTATTATTTAAATAATTTTATATTATTTAGTTATATTATGAATTTCTTTTCTTCATCTAGTCCAAAACTAACAACGCCCAAACGAACTCCTTCTAGTTGTGTTCGTGTTCCTTACCGTGAATGCAGAAAAAAATCAAACAAAAGGTGCGAATGGGTATATGGTTCTGTAAAAGGTGTTAAAACTGGTGTTAGAAAACGACACTGTAGAACACGCCGAAATAAATCTCGTTTAAAATAATAATGTAATATATGTCAATTGAATTTGGGTTCAATGATGAAATAGAATTTACGGAACAAAAAATAGATAAATCGGAAAAATCAATTTCTGAAGCAAGTTCAGAACAAGGTTGGTCGGATGATATTGAAACTTTATTAAAAGATATTGAATTTAATTCTGGAATTTTATCTCAAATTCACAAAGAAAATTATTTAGTATTGCATGAATATATAAAATATTTCAAACTACCTATTATTGTATTGTCTAGCGTCAACTCTATTTTTTCAGTAGGATTGAGCACCTATTTAGAACAGCAATTAGTATCTAGTATCAACTGTTTAATTTCACTTATATGTGGTATTATTAGTAGCATTGAGTTATACCTTGGACTCCAGAAAAAGATTGAAAATGAATTGATTTCGTATCGCGAATATTATTTATTAAGTATAAAAATAAATAACTGTCTCAAGTTAAAGCGAGAACATCGCTCAGAACCCAATGGTCATTTATTTTTAACAGATGTCACAAATGTCTATACAGGATTATTTGAATCGTCTGAAATTCATTCGCAAAACTTTAAAGACCGACTTATTTCTTTAGATTTGACCAAAACAAAAAATAAATTGTTGATGATTGCTACTCTTTAATACGATGCAATCATATATTGTGCAATCATTAATTGACTCGCAAGAATTTGTTTGGTAGACATTCTAGCAAACCAGTTATATTTAGTTCGTTGCAATACTTCATCTTGTGGTATATAAATTCCATAAAGTGAATCTTTTGGAAAATCAATAGGCGTAGTTCCAAGTAATTCATCTACTGTGACCGGCGCGTTTGTTACTTTTTTTACGCCAATATGTTTCCCATCAACCACAGTTACATTACGATTACACCATAAATTTACATTTTCAATAAAATCCGATTGTGCAGATTTATCCAAAAATAATTGTTCTTGATATTGTATTAATTTATTCATATGCGAATTTCCTTTTTTACACGCCATCATTTTTACATTTGGGAAATAAGCTGTTTGGTCATGTGTAATACCATGGTTTACATTTTCTAGAACAAACATGCCTTTATCTAGTAGTTTGGTTTTATATAATTCGTTTAAATTATGGATACATAAAAAAGAGGGAGGAACAAGAAATCCTCCATAATGATATAAAACCATAGATAATCCCAATTGTCTATAGTGGTCTTTTACAGGTTGTGCCAAATCATAAATATTAACATTCCATTTTAATAATGAATCAAATACGTCATCATTGATTAAACAAACATTAAAAGAATCTTTACATTTATCGTATATACTTTTCATTGTAATCTGGAGATAAGGTTGATTAATTTTTTCGGTATTTCGTGAATAAAAAGAATCCCAATTGCGTGCATTAATTTCGGGAGGACTATAAATCCATAATATTGGTTTTTTGCGGTTCATTTTTTCTCCAATAAAATGTTCAGAAACTAATTTATAATGTTCATGTGTCTCAAACATATCTTCTGATTCTTTGTAAGATGTATAAATATATTTTGATATTAAGGAAAATGTTATAATAATAATTAAACTAGAATAATCCATAATTTATATATCTAAAATTATTTTATACATATATACTATGTTTAGAAATGCACTTCCTTTATATATGTTGTTATTAATTGTTCTAGCATGTGCCGCAGTCTATTTAACTTCGTATGAAGGTTTTGAATCTAGTCCCAAAACTCTTTTAAATGATGTTAAAGGTAAAAAAGTAGCAGTCCTACTTTATACAGATACTTGCGCTTATTGCAAACAAATGAAACCAGAATGGGATAAAGCGTCTGAAAAAGCATCGGATAAAATGGTTGCTGTCAATTGCAGTGATTCTGAAAACCTAGATGTTCAGGCATTATTAAAGAAAACCAATACCAGCAGTTTCCCACGTATTGTTATTATGGATGATGGAAATATTGTAACTGATTACGAAGGACCTCGTAAAGAAGAAGACTTTCTTCAATTTGTTCATTCTAATATTGCTTAATAAATTGAATAAATTATGTATATATATAGTATGTTTAAAAATGCACTTCCTGCATATATATTATTTTTAATTGTTCTAGCATGTGCGGCAATTTTTTTAACCACTTCAGAAGGGTTTGAATCTAGTGCAAAAGCATTTTTCAATAATGCAATGAATAAAAAAGTAGTAGTATTATTGTATAATGATAATTGTGGATATTGTAAAGATTTAAAACCAGAATGGGACAAAGCATCGGAATTTGCATCTGATAAAATGGTGACTGTTAATTGTAGTGACGAGGATAATCCTGATGTACAACTTGTATTGAAAAAAACAGATACAACTACCTTTCCTCGTATTTTCTTTATGAATGGACCCAAAATAATAGATTATTCGGGTGCACGCACATCAGGTGAAATTCTCAAGTTTGTAAAAGATAATATTCAATAATATTTTATAGTTGTATTCATATAAAATATTATTCGTACACATTTTATTTATTCTGTTTAGAAATACTAATATTTTCTCGCTCAAATAGTGTAGCACTAATTTCTTGCATATCTACAATATTCTTTACACCAATAAGCTCGCCATTTTTGTCTAATGTTTGAGTTAATTTATTACCTGTTTCAGACGCCTTTTTGATATTGTCTTCCATAGCTTTACGTTTTGTTTCCTTTACACGTTGATTAAAATAATCTTTAGCATTTTCTTCATTTGTCTTTTTATTCGCCATCAACTCGTTCAATTGAGTTTCCAAATATTCAACCTTACCTGTTCGGTAAGCATCGGGTTCCCATGGCATCCAAACACCAACCGGTCCTACAAATACATCAAAATAAGGGTCATTTTCGCGCAACATTTTGGCACGAAGTTCTGCCTCTTCTTGAGAAGCATATACACCACGAACTTTTAAACCACGAGTATTGGTTTGAAAATTATGTTGTTTGCTATATTCTTGTTCAAGAGCATCTAGGTTTTTATCCATAAAATTTTTGTAATCATCGGTGACTGAATTAGAGTTCAACACTTCACTTTCTTCCTTACAAAATTCAGTTAAATCATTAGTCACTTGTTCTGTGTCCAAATGATATTTATATGCTAAAAAAGCAGTAAATTTTGCATATTTCTCAACTGACTTTACCATATCCCATGTCTTTATGAATTGTTCAAAACAAAATTGTTCTTTAGATTTAATAATGTTTTCAGGAGAAACAAAAGATACACATACAAACTTTTGTTGTGCAATAGGTTTGTCTTCTTCCAATAAATCAACAACTTTAGACATAATTAATACAATAATCAATATTTAAGTTTTAATAATAAATAATATTTTTTATTTTATTAATATATATGTTAGATTTAGGAGAATTAGTAAAACGTGCTATCAAATATCTTGTTGAAGGTTTAATGGTTGCAATTGCTGCCTATGTAATTCCCAAAGGTAAAGGTCTATCTTTAGACGAAGTTGCTCTTATTGCACTTACTGCTGCTGCAACTTTCTCTATACTAGACACTTACATTCCAAGTATGGGTGTCACTGCAAGAACCGGTGCTGGCTTTGGCATTGGCGCCAACCTTGTTGGATTTCCTAGGTAAATGAATTGTAGTATTTTGTAACTATATTTTTTTAAAAAATATATAGTTAATTACACCATGACATAAATTTCATGAGATACAATATTTAATTGATTTTGCAATTCGGGATATTCTATCTGTATAAAATTCCCTGATTTGTGGACATCAAGTAATTGTTTAATAATATATTTTCCCCCCAAAATTAAAATTACTTTATACCCAATAAAATCGCGTACATTCTGGGGTGTTAATTTAATGGTGTTCATTTTATTAATAGGGTAAATTATTTAAATCCATATCAATTTTATTATAGAGTTTATTAAAACGAATTAAATAGTTATACCGAAAATATTATAATGAAACTAAATATATTATTCTATCCATTGTTGTTACAACAACCATGTATATCCATGCAACCTATTCCAAAATTTTGTATTCATTGCAAACATTTTACAAAACCTTTATTTACACGTAATGAATTTGGAAAATGTTTAATGTTTCCAAACATAATACAGCCAGATAATTATTATGTAACTGGAAAAATAAAAAAAAATAACCAAGACTATTATTATTGTTCTACGGCAAGGTCACAGTCAAATATGTGCGGGAATGAAGGTAAATTTTATGAACATAGATAAACTTACTCTTCCGCGATTAAATACATATCCATGGTATTAAGAAAATTGATTTAAATTAATCATTTATATAAATTATACTATGCGGACTGTAGAAAATCCGGAACATTTTCGTGCTACTATTAAAAATACATTAAACACAATTATTCAAAACCCACATAATTCAAACGTAGTTGAAAATGGTATTTATAATTATACAATTCAAGAATGTACCAATCGTAAAATTATAAAAAAATGGAATAATCCATATTTTGTAGAACTATATATTTCTAAATTCAAAACATTATTGCTAAATCTAAAATCTGAATATGTTCAAGAATTAGTCCGACGAGACCCCACCAAAATTGCATACATGTCGCATATTGATTTTTATCCTGAAAAATGGAAACATTTAATTGAAAAACAACACCAAATTAATGAATCTATATTAAATACAAAATTAGTTGCGAATACAGACCAATTCAAATGCCGTAAATGTGATAGTAGAAGTTGTAATTATTATCAATTACAAATTAGGTCGGCAGATGAACCTATGACATCCTTTATTACATGTATTGATTGCGACCATCATTGGAGAGTAAATTAATGTTTAGAACTATAATATTTGCCTTCTTCTCCACACATATAATCGTATTTTCTTGCTATAGAACAATAATTATATTCAGTATTATTTTCATTTTTTCCTATAATAAAATTTGTATCCAAATCTTTTTTTAATACAAATAATGAACATTTTGCAAATTCATTTCTATTAAAAAATGAATTTACATAAAATTTACAGTGAATACATAATTTTGGTGTTCGTTGAATAGTTGTACATAATTTTGGTATATGTTGTGTATGATGAATAGATGTGCATAGTTGTGAAAATATAAAATAACATAACGCGTAAAAATATATTTTCATTTATATTTTCACAATAAATGAATTAATTTAAATCAATTTTATTCATAACATGACATTTATTATCTCTGCATCGCCGAGTTCCAGGAGGGCATCTCCCTTTTTTTGTCTTTTTACGCGAAGTCTTTTTATAATAACATTTGCCATCTACACATTTACGAGTTTTAGGTTTACATCTTGCCATATTTTATAATTAGATTAAAAAAATAGGCTAAAGTTTATTCATCATCCGAATTTACAACAAATCCATCTAATTCATATCCTTCTTTTGTTCTCGGTAAACCTGTATTTTCATCTTCGGACTTGTCCGATTCAGAATGAATATCTTCAAAACCTCCAAATAAATCTTCATATATAATTTCCCATTCTTCAATCGTTAAAGGTCCATTAGGATTCACAATAAGACATTCCCCATAAAATGTTTTTATATCTCCTGGAGGCGGGAAATCGTATTTTACAATAGGGCGAGTTCTCTGTTTTGTTCTGCCATACAAATAGATTGTTTTTCCTTTTGATTTCCAAACGCATTTCCGTTTACCATAATTTTCAACAACTGCATTTTCAACAACGGACAACTTTCCCTTTTTGTCAACAAGAATAGACATGGTATATTCTACTAATTCATTTATTTTTAATATTCAATTTTTATTTAAATGTTATTGTAATATTGCGATTCAACCATAAATTTGTTGCCATCATACAGAATGGTTATAGACGATTGGAGTTGGTTGTAAAAATTCAAACATATAGAAGATTGCATAGGTAGAAATGAAATTAAAGCAATGTTTTGTTCTTCAAAGGTACATTTTTTGATACATGGAGTTTTAAACAGATTGGTAATTGCATCTTCTACATATTGGATGTTAGATGAGCGGACAATAATAGGTGGAAGTTGGATGAGTGATGCCATTTTATATAAGAAATAATAAAATTTATTTGTTTCAATTTTAATTAAATACTGTAAACATACAATATCATGGGAAATGAAATTACGAAAAAAGTAAGTTTTCAAGATGTGCAATATGCACAATCTAATGAACGTATTTTACTTATCAATACATTATCTGAACATGAACAATCATTACTTATATATAAAACAGTTCCTGCTAGTCAAGAAATACAGGAAGTAGAAAAGGCAATACATATGAAACATACAATTATTGTATACGGTAAAAATAGTAATGATGAATCTATTTATGTAAAATATAATCAAATTCATAAATTAGGTGGAATAGTTTATATATATGTAGGCGGATTATTTGAATGGTTAGTTTTACAAGATATATACGGTATAGATTTATTTAAAACTACAAGTAAAACAATAGATATATTAAAATTCAAACCGAATAATATATTAAATACAAATTATATTACCTATTAATTATGGTAGGTGGTTTATTAAATTTAGTTGCAATCGGTAATCAAAATATTATTTTACATGGTAATCCACAAAAAACATATTGGTCAAGTACCTATAAACGTATAACTAATTTTGGTATTCAAAATTTTAGGATAGATTACGAAGGATTACGACAATTAGGGTTAAGTACAGAAACAACGTATCAGTTTAAAATACGACGTTATGCAGAATTATTAATGGATACAAATTTTATAATTAATATACCCGACATATACAGTCCAATCTATCCTTATATAGACCCAACTGATAGTACCAATAAGACATGGGTTCCCTATGAATTCAAATGGATTAAGAATTTAGGAGCAATGATGATAAAAAATATTCGTTTTACGATTGGTGGAAATTTAATACAACAATTAACAGGAACTGACATTGTTGCATTAGCCAATCGCGATTTAAATGCAACGCAAAAAAAGAAATGGGATGAAATGGTAGGAAATACATTAGATATGTATGAACCTGCATTAGCATTTGGACGCCCCAATGTATATCCCAATGCAGTTTATTCTGAAACAGGTCCATCTGAACCATCTATTCGCGGAAAACAATTACGTGTTCCATTACCTGTATGGTGGGCATTAACTTCTCAGCAATCATTTCCATTAGTTGCATTACAATATAATATTTTACAAATTGAAATAACTCTACGACCTATACGAGAATTATATCAAATACGAGATGTCACCGATAGTGTCAATGACTTTCCATCTATTGCTCCAAATATGACGAATTCGGAACATCAATTTTACAGATTTTTACAAACTCCACCAGCTGTAAATATAAATAGTTTTCTTCCCAATAATACACCTTACCCATCTACAAATACATCATGGAATGAAAATACACATTTATCATGTCAGTATTGTTTTTTGTCGGAAGATGAATCTAAATTATTTGCAATGCATCCACAAAAATATTTAGTCAAAGAATATCACCAAACTATATTTAAAAATGTTGCCATTAGTGATAAAGTATGGCTTCAAAATTCATCCGGATTGGTATTGAATTGGATGTTTTTATTTCAAAGGTCCGATGTAAATGCTCGCAATGAATGGAGTAATTTTACAAATTGGGGGTATGATTATCTCCCAAGTAATATAAAATTATTAACTGCAAGTATTGAGAATAATCCATTTAATGACCCCAATATTGGATATGGTATAGACCCAAAAAATAACGCATTAACCTATTATCATGGAACAGGAGATTTTCATGTTGAAAATCAAAAAAATATATTGGTTCAGTTTGGAATTTTATTTGATGGGACAGTACGCGAAGAAACACGAACTGGGAATATTTATTTACAAGACCAACAATATCTCAAAATTCCAGGATATGGTTCATCTATTTTAAGCGGATTACATTGCTATAATTTTTGTTTAAATACTTCTCCTTTTAATTTACAACCTTCTGGAGCTATTAATTTAAGTAAATATTCTAAAATAGAGTTTGAATTTACAACTATTACACCTCCACTAGATACTGATTCTGAATTTTTTGTTATTTGCGACATTGATAACAATCAACAAATTGGAGTCAATAAAACCATGTATAAATTATATAAATATACGTATGACTTATATGTAGTAGAAGAAAGATATAACGTTCTTACTTTTTTGGCAGGGAATGCAGCTATGATGAATGCTCGTTAAGTTTTTTTAGATTTTTTACGATAATTTCTAACACCTCCAATACCACCAGGTGCCAAACTATGCGGTTTATAATATACTTGTGCATTGTTTGTAAACAAACTACCCATATTCATTTTACTTACTGCGGGTGTATTTTCTATTTCGCGTGTAAAAGACCTTAACTCTAGTATATTTATATGAATAGTATTAATAGGAACTGTATTTAGTTGCACTGGAATTTTAAATTGTCCTGCTTTTTGAAAAATAACGGTAAACAATAAATCTTTAGTAGTTTGAGTTATAACATGGGTACTATTTTGAATTTTAATAACAGAATGAATATATTCTTTGGCCCATGGTCCATGATTATATTTAAGTAAAATTGGTTTATTTGTATCAAGTGAATTTAATAATGCTATATCATCTTCTATTTGCCACCCATTTTGTTGTAATGTTTGCCTAGCTTCTTCTGCATCTAATGTATAAACCAATGTATTATTTTTGAAAACACAAGGAACAAGATTAGTTTGTGTTGCCCATGTATTATATGCATTTGTAAAATTTTCAATAGAAATATTTGTATTTTTAAATGCACTATCCATGTTATTTGTGTTAGATACAGACATTAAACTTATATCTTGGTTAAAATTAATTGTATTTTGATACATACCTGTTCTTGTGCATGGATTACGTGGTTCGGATGTCCAAACTGGTTGATTATAGAGTGGATTATTTTTAAAACAATAATTAAAATTAATTACATTTTTTGTATCCCAACTACTAATATTATCATTAAATGTTGTATTTGCACATAATTCACTTAAATCAGATACTGTAGATGGCAATGTTGGCGGGAGTTTTTGTAATTGTTCGGCATGTTTAAATGAAATTTTAGTTAATCCTACATCGCCAAAATCCGAACATTGTGTTATATATTTATCCGATACGGAAGTACAAGTTAAAGTTTTTATATTTCCATATATACGTATAGTTTTCATGCCTGGCGTTTTAAATGTATAGTTTTTTGTATTATTATTTCCACCTTCTGAATCCCAAATTACATATAATTCAGTATAATCATAAATAGGTAAATTAATTTCCATAGCACTTGGTATTTTATAGATTAAAATTAATGGATTTGACATATAATATAAATAGATAATTATATTTATATACAAATGGATATTCCATGGACTGAAAAATATCGCCCCACCTCATTTAATTCTATTGTATTAAATCCTCATAATGAATTATTATTTAACCATATGATTGACCGTGAATATATTCCTAATATGCTTTTTTTTGGTCCACCTGGAACTGGGAAAACAACTACTATTATTAATTTAATTCAACTCTACCAAGAAAAAAAACAAGAAATTAATAAAGGATTAGTTATTCATTTAAATGCATCGGATGACCGCGGTATTGATATTATTCGTAATCAAATTCATTCGTTTGTTAATTCAAAAACATTTTTTAATACAGGATTAAAAATTGTTATTTTAGATGAAGTTGATTCCATGACAAAAAACGCACAACAAGCATTAATTTATTTAATGAATGACACATTTGAAAATACTCGTTTTTTTTTAATCTGCAATTACATTAGTAAAATAGATGTGTCTTTACAATCTTTATTTTTAAAAATAAAATTTAACCATTTACCGGTTCAAGATATTATAACTTTTTTGGGGCGAGTATCTGTTTCAGAACAATTGAATTTAAATGAATTACAACTTAAATATATTCAAGAATTATTTGGGTCGGATATACGAAGTATGATTAATTATATGCAAACCAATCAAAATTCTACAACAAATATTATACATTCAGATATATGGAATGAATTACAACAATCTACAAATCCAATTGAAAAAGTAAACGAAATTAGTCTACATTACAATATGGATAAACGTCATATCATAAAAGAATATTTATACTATATTATTATAAATCAATTAGACACCTATGATTTAAATAAATTAAATGAGTTGGAATTAGCTATTCATGTTCAAGATGCAAATATTGATTATATTATACACTACATTTTTAATTTATAAATTGAACTTAAAGAAATTAAATGAACTAATTAAATATGGATTTAGAAGATGAATGGGAAAACTTTTTGACGAATACACCGTGTGATGTTCCTAAATGTTCTAATTCTTCTGACCCCGATTTTATTCCCGAACCAACCGAATTATATATTTCAACCAATACGATTATATCTTATTTGAATCGTCAATTTGATATAACAGAATTGTTTTGGAAATTGGATGTTATTCCGTATTATAAACAGGAAGAAGGAATTATTAAAAAACAAATCAAATTAAGTTGTAATTCATCGGAAGAATTATCTAAATTAGACGAAAATATTAAACTATCCGGAAGATATGGATATCGCAGCACAATAAAACACATAGAAAATGAACGCGGAAATATAAAATACAAAAATATTAGTAAAATTACAATTGGAATGTCCAAAAAAGACATTATTTCCTATCGGTTAAAACAAAAGGGTGCTTTTTATAACTGCATTGTTATTATCTTGCGCATTGAATTGAATGAGACATTTAAAGAATTTCATGTTAAAATATTTAATACGGGTAAAATAGAAATTCCCGGAATACAATTTAAAGAACATTTGCCTTATGTAATTGAGCATTTATTGCATCAATTACGATTACATTACCCAGACGTTACTTATAATGCAGAAAATGAAGAAACGGTCTTAATTAATTCTAATTTTAATTGTGGGTATTATATAAATCGTGAC